GTGGGACACCTTACAGAGGAAATTATGCTGGTATAGGTTTTACTTGGGACGAAGAAAATCAAATTTTTTGGCCACCAAAACCTTTTCCATCATGGACAAAAAATTTAGCTAACGCTATGTGGATATCACCACTAGGAGAGAAACCCGAATTAACTGAAGAACAAGAAAATTCTACTGAGAATAGTTGGGAGTATGTTTGGGATGAAGATGCTTATCAAGCAGACAACACAACTGGTTGGGTATTGACAGACAGAAACGCATAATATATAAGTTTTCAAAACATATATAGATATGCAAAAGAAAGTATTAAGTGAACAAGAAATATATTTTGGTGAAGTTAAAATGCCTAAAGGTTTTAACATTAATCGATTTGATTTAATTTTATCTGGTTTTTCTTCTTCATTAAAGAATGAAAAAATTAAATTTTCAAAAAGTTTTGATCAATTAAATAAATACATCATAGAACATATTAGACTTAACTATAATATAGATTTAGTTAATCAAGATACTTGGTTTGACATGTTTTCACCTAATGAAAAAACTGACCCTTTATTAAATGTAAATCTTGTAGATTTAAAAAATTCTCCTGATTATACTTTGTTATATGGATTAGGCACGATTAATTGTCATGTTAGAGTGTATTACGATAATAATAGAAGAAAAGGTAGAAGTTATGATATGGAACTTAAAAATAATCATTTTATTTTATTTCCTTCAAACAATATGTATGTCATTAAAAATAAACAAGAAGATACATTAAATTTTATTCAAACTATAACTTACGAATACGTATAATGAATTTACACGATTATTATTGGTTTTTTAAATCAGCTATTCCTTCACGATTATGTGATGATATAGTTAGATATGGATTATCTCAAAAAGAAGTTTTAGCTAGAACAGGTGGTTTTCAAGATAAAAAATTAAGTAAAGATGAAATGGCGATACTTAAAAGAAGAAGACATTCCAATGTAACATGGTTAGACGATACTTGGATATATAAAGAAATTCAACCTTATGTAAGTCTAGCGAACAAAAATGCAGGTTGGAACTTTGAATGGGATTGGTCTGAGCCACTTCAATTTACTAAATATAAACTTAATCAATATTACGATTGGCATTGTGATAGTTATAACAAACCTTATGATATAAAAGATAATAAAAATCAAAATGGCAAAATAAGAAAATTGTCTATGACTCTTCAATTAACAGATGGGTCTGAATATGAAGGTGGTGAGTTAGAATTTGATTTTAGAAACTATGATCCACCCTTAAGAGATGAATCTAAACATTTAAGACAAGCAAAAGAAATACTTTCAAAAGGATCAATTATCGTATTTCCATCTTTTGTGTGGCATAGAGTTAAACCAGTAAGAAAAGGAACACGATATTCATTAGTCATGTGGTGTCTTGGGTATCCATTTAAATAACATGCAAATACAAGATATATTTAAAACTCCAATATGGGTTGAAGAAAAACCAGAGTTTATAAAAAGTTTAAACAAAGCATCAGATAAATATATTAATGCAGCTAAAAAAAGAGAAAAAGAATTTATAAAAAAGAATGGAGATTTTGGTAGATCTTATCATTCAACTCCTCTTTTAGATGACAACGATTTTATTGATTTAAGAAATTACGTTGGTCAAAAATCTTGGGATTTTTTAGATTGGTGTGGTTTTGATATGCAACGATACACCACTATTTTTTCTGAAATGTGGGTTCAAGAGTTTGCTAAAAAAGGTGGTGGTCATCATTCAGCACACGTGCATTGGAATCAACACGTATCAGGTTTTTATTTTTTAAAATGTAATGAAAATACATCATATCCAATATTTCACGAACCAAGAACAGGAGCACGTGCTACTAAATTAATTATGAAACCTAATGATGGTTTAGCATACGGAAATGAATTAATACATTTTAAACCTACTCCAGGAACCATAATGATATTTCCTGGATATCTTGAACATGAATTTGCAGTAGACTTTGGTAAATCACCTTTTAGATTTATACATTGGAACATACAAGCAATACCAAAGATGATGGCAAAAGATGCCTAAACATTCTTTTGTTTATTCAATAATTGAAGAGTTTGTAGAGGTAGATAAAGAAAGTTTAAAACAAATAAATAAAATAAAATTAAAAAAGGACGATAATATACCAGATATGAACCTTACCTCTTACTATGATAAAAATAAATCGTTCGATAATTTTTTAAAAAATAAATTAAATAAAGTTTTTGAAAAATATAAATTAACTTTAAAAGATAGTTGGGTACAAAAATATTTAAAAAATAATTACCACTCGTTACATACTCATGATGTAAAAACAAAATCTTTTGTTTGGTTTATACAAGGGGACAAAAATTCTTCTCCTCTTTATTTTTATGACGTAGGGTTTCCAATGGTAGATACAAATCAATCAATTAAAATTAATTTTGTGCCAGGCAAATTAATTATATTCCCTGGTTTTATTCCACATGAAGTAAGACCAAATAAAAATAACAATCGATTAATAGTGAGTGGAAATGCCATTTAAAA